CCTTTAATATTCTCCCAGAAAAGAAATCCTGCTTGTCTAGCATTTGCGTCACGAACTGCTCTTAAACCAAGCCAATTAATAAAGTCAAATGGTCTCCAATTTGGAGCAACACACTTTATATTATCCTTTGTCTTCTCGATAAAAAGTTTCTTTTGTGTTGAGATAGTATCTTTGAGTAAGTCCTTAACAATGGCACTTGCTTTCTTATCTTTATACGATTTGCATAAGTTAATGATTTCATTCACCATAAATTCATTAGACACACACTCCAAAACGTACTGATCGTTTTTCTCATATCGCATTCTTGGTCCTAGTCGGAAAATTCTCATATTATATGTGTAAACTTTATTTGAGATTGCGTCTTCCAATACAATCTCAACCATTTCATTACCTCTCATGAGGTTAATCATCCCCGTAGAATCATTAATTGCAATTGTCATCCTCATGCAAGGAAAATCCAGAGTCTCAATAATATTCAATTCCGTAATCATGGTCTGAAAATCGTCAGACGTTGCATTTTCCGTTTTGAATTTTGCTGATCTTATTTTTGTTTGTACTGAAGATCCTGTTTTGTTAGACATTTATCAATAAACTCCTGCAATTTGGTATGCGACAATAGATGTTCTTGGATTTAATGCTGCTATATCTAGGCTTCTAGGTGGTCCAGGTAAGATAATCGGTGCAGGTGGAGCATTTGTTGCTGGAGCCACAACTTTTTGTGTGGATGCTCCAGTAGTTGCAACAGATCCTGCTGCAACTGCAGCAGCTGCTTTAGATGTCTGCTTCAACTTATCTTTCTCTGCATTGACTGCAGTTGTGGCACTTGTGACATCAGTACCTTTTGGCGCAGGAGCAAGATTCACACCAGAAGCAGCTGCTCCAAATCCAGCAGCTGCAGTTCCAGCACCAATCTTATTGAGTTCAGCACCTGCTTGATTTCCAGCAGCATTGACAGAATTCTTAGTTAAGATCTTATCTAATTGTTGCTTCTGCTCTGGCTTTAGTTCCGAAACTTTCTTCTTAACCCATTCATCAGGTTTGGCACCAGCAGTCTTGGATGGATCATTCACCATGACCTCTCCAGTTTTACTATTCACATAGACTTCAGTTGGTGGAGCCTGCAATGAAGGTGCTGGAGTAAGACCTAACTGTACATTGAGTTTATCAATTGCTTCTGCCATAGACTTAGCAATATCTGCTGCTGTCTTTGCCTCAGTGTCTCCACCAGTTGTAGTGTCTCCACCAGTTGTAGTGTCTCCAGAACCAACTGTTTCTCCCACTTTACCATCTAATCTGATACCTGCAGCAAATTGCTGACCACCATAGTTAGTGTACATGGATGCTTTTCTCCATCCAGCGGATCTGCCATGGTGCCAGAGATCATTTCCTTCACCTTTAATACCAACGTGAGTAATTTCACCAGGACCATATCCACCGCCACCCTTCCATAGAACAATATCACCAGCCTCTAGAGAACCAGCACTCTTAATAACAGATCCCATATCACTACCAGCAAATGATGCAGCATAATTTCTTCCATTATATGCTGTTCCTTTAGAGTCCAAGTCACCTTTGGATGTTCTCTTTTCTGCTGCTGAATGACCGGCTGCTTTTAGTGCTGCTCTGGTAGTATATGCACACATATTACCTTCACTTTTACCCATACCAACAACTTTCTTGGCACCTTCTAGGATAGCCTTACCACCAGCAGCAAACTTAGAGTATGGTCTTCCATCTCCACTAGACTTGTCTTGGAGTTTCTCTGCTTTTTCTAGTTCTCCACCAGTAGAGAATGTCGGTAGAGCATATCCACCAGATTTTGCTTGTGTATAGCGAGATGATGTTAATCCAGGATTATTTTTTGTTGCTGGAGTATTATAAGGAATAACAAATGCGCTGCTGGCAGTTCCACCTGCCGACTTCTTCATACCAACCCATTCAGTTCCATGACCGATAAATGCGGTTGATCCTCCACCATCAAGAGATACTGGATAACCAGACATAGGACCAGAAATCCATCCTCCCATAGCAGCACTTTGTTCTTTTTTTGCTGCATCTGTAACTTTCTTTTTATTTGCAACATCATCTTGAGTAATATATTTTAATGCTATACCTTTTTGGGGGGCATTATTAACAAAATACGCTCTTACTTGATTAAATGCTTGTTTTTTTAGTGCTGCATTTTCATCTTTTGAAATGTTGTATGGTCCTGCAAATGGTAGGGGGAATTTATCCCATACTTCATAGTGGCCATTCGTAGCATTAATTACAACCTTATAATCCTTACCCTTCCATTTAAATGGAACTTCTCCTTGTTTTCTATCTTCTGCTTTTGCACTAAATTTTTCAGTATTTTCTGATGCTTGTCCAGCAGCAACATTAGAAGATCCTCTGTTTTTGTTTACATCCTGACTTCCAGCACCTTGAGCACCTGCAGCTGCAGCAGAAGCAGAAGATTGATCAATCGAATCTTGTTTCGTTCCTACTCCAGGAGTGGTATCTACTGTAGGTGCAGGTGCTGGAGCGGGTTTATCTCCTCCTCCACCGATTTTATTAATAATAACCTGGCCCGCACCAACCAAATCAGTTAATAGACCAAGAACACTATTGTCACCCTTTCGGACAAATTTAGTACCAGTTACATTTGATACTTTTCCGACACCAAATTGAGATGCAAGTTTAGATGATCTTTCATCCTTCTTGGATCCACCTGCTTTTGATTTACTTTGTCCAGTGAGTTTCTTAACTAGAGATGGTGGAACACCAAAACTATTGGCAATTGGAGCAACAATATCACCGATAACTGGTGTAATTTGTTGTGCTCCTGGCATACTTCCAACAACGTTAGAAATGTTTGCAAGGATACCTGCACCAATACCTTGGAATGGTGCTAAGTATAGATCAGATAGACTTTTCGCTTTCTTTCTATCTACTCCACCAGAGCCACCCATTCCCGAAGGAAGTGGTTGAATACCAGCAGATGCCATTCTCTTGGCATTATCACCTGGGGTAGGACCAGTTAAGGGGATTCTTGCCTCTGGTCCCCTTTCACCAACAACTGCTCTGGTTGGTCTGGTTACAATACCACCGTCTTTCAGTCTAGGTGCATCATCAGTTGGGGCAGCAGGAGTTGGTCCTGGTTGTCCACCAGAAGTATCTCCAGTAACACTCTTTTGGAACTCACTTTCTCCGCCGCCTAGCATCCCTCCCACGACGATGGGAGCAGCGATCATGGATACACCAGCAATACCCTTTAGAAGTGCTCCTGCACGTCCTCTAGGTTTGCCTGCAGGGGCAGAGGGGGCAGCACCTGGTTTTCCTGGTGCTCCTGGCTTTCCTGGTTTAGAACCTTTTGCGGATGGAAGATTACCTTTACCCTTTCTACCCTTAAGGATTTTAATCAGTCCAGTTACAGAATCCCAAATGGTCTTAAGAACAAACTTAACACCATCTAAGAGTAATTTTGGTTTTTTGAGGAAAACAAATCCAAGCAGTAATGCACCAAAACCGCTCAAGAATGTTCCGAAACCCTTAAGTCTGTCCCAGAAGCTCAAATTGCTGTTGAGCATATCGGAAAGACCACTTAAGGTTTTTGCGATATTTGTACTTACAAAGTTCCACAGGAATTTAAAGAAATTAACCAGAGCATTCCATATTACTGTTAACTTCTCCTGATTTGCTGGATTTGCTATCCATCGTAATATTGCTTGTGTGAATATGGCCCTCATAATGGTGCCAAAGAGTCCCATAAGAGATTCGAAGAAATCTCCCAATACAGGGACCATAGTTGACATAAAGTTAGATGACAATTTATCTAACTTTCCACCTTTACCCTTCTTTGCCTTCTCTTCGTCTAAATCCTTCCTTTCTTCCTCGTTTTGCTTAACCTTTAATTTTAGGTTTTGTGAAAGATTTTCGTATAGTTGCTTGTTTACCACAAGCATAGAATTTAATGTAGCACCTAATCTATTGAGACCAGTCGTAAAGGCTTTATAAGATGTCACCGTAGCAGCATTCTGCGGTGTAGTCTTTACCTTAGGTACGGTGACCATCTTATAGAAGATGGTTTTTGGTTTAGAAGTTGGTACGGTGACTGCCATTTATTTTTGTAACATTTCTTAACATTCTTTTTTCATGATTTTTTGGCGCGGTTCAGAAACGCCATTATCCAAAACCACGGGTGATTTGAGATTGGGGTCTGATCACCTGAGTCTGAGTATGTCCACCAACCATAGTAACACTACTACCAGTATTTATTGGTACAGGTACAGTGGTTACGGCCGAGTCTTCAATCGTCTGACTTACTTGAGCAGACTGAGATGCTTGTGAAAGAGATGCTCCAGAAGAACCAGCATTCATTGCTGCTTTAGCAATGAATCTCTCCTTATCCATTCCAGTAAGACCCATCTGAGCAGCAGCTGCTCTCGCTTGTTGAACTGCTCTGAACTGTTCTCTAGTAAGTGCTTTATCTGGTCTCTGTCCAGCAACTAATGCTCCTGGTGGCATTCCTGGTGTTGGTGGTGTTTGCTGTCCTGGTGTTGGAGTTGGTTTAGTTCCAGAAGGAGTTGTCTTTGGTGGAGTTTTTGGTAGTAATTTTTGTGCCTTTTCCTTTTGTTCTGCACTGAGTTCTGCAGTTTTCTTCTCCTCATACTCGGATTTTTTATCTGCTGGAGGTTCTTTTAGAGATACTTCTCCCGTCTTCTTATTGATCCATACCTTATCTGGTAGTTGTGCATTCTCCGATGAGTTTGGAATCGGAGTTCCATAAAGCATATTATTTACTTTATCAATAGCAGCTGCCATTTCGGCAAGAATCTGTTCTTTGGATTTTTCTTCAGTATCTGCTCCACTTGAAGTATCATCACCAGTTTTAGTGGTAGTAGTATCTCCAGATGTGTCAGATCCTGCAGGAGCAACGGCACCCTTTAATACATCTTTATATGGTAGGTCAATATGCCATGCTTCGTTGCTGATGCCTCTCCACCCAAACTTCTTGGCATTCTTACCAATCCAAGCATATCCATTACTAGCAACGTCTACTGCGGCACCCCAACCATGATTTGATGTTCCTGGGTGTGCAGCACCAGGATTAGATGGAGACCACAATCCATACTTTTTAACAAGTGCTTGCTGCTCAGCATAATCTCGATATGCATATCCTCCAGGGCCTCCTGGTTTCAAACTAACTCCATCCTTTTTAGCAGCAGCAACTAACTCTTCCCATTTTGCTGCAGCATTTTTGTGGAGAAACGCACCATGTCCAATACTTGTCAATTGACTTTTTGGTAGATCTCCATTTTTAAATCCATTGAAAGTTAATTGACCACCCTTGGCCATTAAAGAAAGTGTACCACCAAATGCTCTACTATCAAACTTAACGTTTGATGATTTATCCATCAAATCATTTCCAGGTGCTTTTGCAGTCTTACTCTTTCTCTCAAGATCTTCAGCACTCATGAACTCACCGCCGTTAGCATAAGGTATCAAACCTCCTGCTGCAGCCTTTTTGATGGAGTCCATCTTCTCATACTTTTTAAATTTGGCAATACGATCTTTCAGACCATTCAATCCACCATTAATATTTCTAGTGACAGTCTCCATTCCTGCCATACCTTTCTTGGCAGCACCTCTATTAACTCTTGCCAACCAATATGCTAGGGCAACTTTAGCAGCATTTTTTGGTTCTGCTAACTTATGTGGGTTCTTTTCTGCATCAGGAACACCTGCTTTTGGACCGTAAGTTTTATAGTTACTGCGGCCAGTAATCTGAATATATCCTCTTCCCTTATACCTTTTACCATCACCAGGTTGTGTGTTTCCTAGGTCTCTTCTTCCTTCATAGTTTGAACCATCATGAATCTCCTCCATGTAACGACCATCACCAGATTCATGACCAACTTGTGCCATGAACATAATTCTTTCATTATTATCCGTAAGTCCACCTTTATCCATGGTTTCAATCATGAGTTTGGTGTACTCAGTGTTTGTTAAATTGATATTTGCACTGGCACCATCACTACTATCTCCAGAAGAGTCGTCTCCAGAAGGTCCACTAGAAGATCCAGATCCTTTCTTGCCGCCTGAAAGATCTTTCGTAGATATTTCGGAAAATACTCCTAGGAGGTTTGCCAATCCACCACGCAGAGTGGTCATTGAATTAGCAGTTTTACCGACACCAAAAGAAGGATTTCTAGTTCCAACTAATAGTTCTGCTGGATCTACATTAGTATCTTTTCCAATTCTCTGTTGTGTAAGAGAAACTGTTTTCGAAATAGATTCTCCACCGCCAACAGATAGTACACTACCAACACCAAGAGAATTCTTAATACCACCCAATTGTCCAGCAAGAAGTTGCTTAGCAACCTCTCCTCCTGGGCCCATCCTATCCATAGATCCTTGGATAGATGATATTATTGTTGCCGCAAGTTGATCTGAGGAAGATCGACTTCCATCCAAAGGTACAACTGCTTCAGGACCTCTTTCACCCAAGACTGCTAAAGTTGGTTTCTTAATAATGCCACCTTCAGCAAGCATAGGAATCTTAGGTAGCATGTCCTGAATAGACTTGATAGGACCAAGAATTCCGTTGATCATCTTATCAAGGTATTCATTCTCTTTCTTGACAACATCAGGGAAGAAATCTCTACCAAATAGATACGCATCCAGTGCCATCGAGAGTGCTGGTCCTGGTGCAAATCCAAACAATCCAGATAGATCTAAGATAGCAGACAGTGCTTCTAGTGCAGCACCAGACTTATCACCACTCTTAAGTCTATCATAAGCAAAGTATAGATTTACAAGTCCACCGATAACTGGAATTGCTTTTCCACCTATCTTCTTCAGCATGGCCTGTCCGCCTTCCTCGGACACCTTCTTCATTACCTTGCTGTATCCAGGAACCTTTTGGATACTTTCCTTTGCTACGACGCCAAGTTTCTTGACATTCTTAACAATACCTTTCTTCTCTAGGATGTCGTAAGCACCCTTAGCAATTGGTTTTAGTTTATCTGTAACTCCTTTCTTAGCCCACTCAGCAGACCTTGCCAGTTTATCTCTAACACTCTTACTAATACTACCACCAATCTTCTTTACATTCTCCCACCCAGCAAGCAATCCTTTCTTTCCAGATTCAAGTCCTCCCATGAATCCTTTCTTCATGTCAGCGAACTTATCACCAATCTTCGCTAAAGCACCTTTGGGTTTAGGTGGAATTGGTTTAAACTTGCCTCTTACTGTTTGGAGTGCTTGTACAGGAGACTTACCTCTGCTGATAAGATCATCATAATACTTTGCAGCATCATCACCATACTTCTCGGCAATCTTTTGTGTTGCTGCTCTTGGCTTTGGTTTTGCTCCAGGAGCATCTGGTTTGCCATCTGGAACATCACCCTGAGGTAGTACATCCTGAGCACCAGTATTACCAGAGAACCAATCAATTAATTTTAAAAGATCCCCAACCAGATTAAATGGATTGAGATAACTTAGTGCTTTAAATCCTGCAATACCAATTAAGATCTGGCCTAAACCAGTCATCACCTGTTTGAATCTATCAAATCCCTGCGCTTCTCCGTTACCTAAAACGTTAGATACACCTGTAAGGAAAAAGTCAATAGACTTGTATGCAATATTAAACAGGAAGTTGAATACTTTTGCAGCGTTATCAACAAATACCTGTATCTTATCATAATTCTTTGGATCTGCAACCCATCTCAAAACTCCCTGAGTGATTGCTATCCTCAGAGCAAATTCAATTAGTCCCTTAAAAGGAGCAAATAATTTTTCTAACCAAGACTGTTCTTTCTTTTCCTTCTTATCAACAGCCTTCTTACCTTCTTCCTTGATTGGTTTTAAACCAGGAGAAGATTCTTGTTTTGCTTCTGCTTCTTGATCTCTTAGATATTGCTTCTTTCTTCTACGAAATGCTGTATTTTCTTTGATTAGTTTTCCTTCACCGACAACCAATTTTGCCCAAGAACTTTGTGCCTTGCCAATTGAATATAGTGTAAAACCTATTCTATTGAATGCTAAAAGGGTGGTACGTCCAGCCTTTACCGCAGCTGGGCCCTCTTCTTTTGGACCAGTAATCTTCTTACCAGCAGCAATGATTGTAGCACCACCCTTCTCACCATCCTTTTTCACTCTGGCAGACAACCCACCAGTGATCATATTTGGATTTACAAACTTATATGGTTTAATGGCACTAATAGACATTATAGACTTGTCCTACCTTGTGTTGTCTGTTGTTGTTTCTTATACCTCTCTTCCTCTTGTTTAAGATGTCCAAGAAGTTTATCAACATAAAATTGTTTTTCCCAAGGCACCATATTTTCTAAATCCGAATAAGACCACTTATGATAATGCATTAATGCAAAGTTAGTCTCCAGGTGATTCTCTAGTGTCGAATGTAGAAGGGCTACGCGAAAAAACTTCCTAATCCTTCTAATTTAACAGTAGACTTCACTTTAGTCTTAGGATTCTCAATCTCAATATCATGCTCTAGTTTTGGCATCGTCATAAAGAAGTTCTGTAGTTTCTGGAACTGATCGCTCTTTAGACTCTCCAAGAAGTCCATCAGTTCTTTCTTGGAATATGTACGGCAGTCATGAATGTCCTCACCTTCATAAATTTGACTCATACACTGCACAGAGAGATCAAACATATTCTCTACAGTAATATCTTCACCAGCAAAATTGAGTTTAATGAAAGTATCAAGAGAGGGGTACTTCATAATCACACCAACATCATCAGTCAATTCAATCTTGTTGGTATGATCTGCTGGGAACTTAACTTGAATTTCTTCCAGATCAATTTCAACTTCAACCTCAGTCTCACCATCATCAGGGCAAGTTACCATAACCTTAGAAACTTCACCGACAGACTTCGAACGAATCTTTAAGAACACATATTCAATATCAAAGGTCGAAAGTTCTTCAACTCTAGACTTAAGATTGGTACAGTTTTTGATAATGGTTTTAACTGCATTCATCATGTCCTTCTCTTCACCGAGTTGCATGGCAGTAAGAAGAAGCTTCTCTTCCTTAACTAGAAAGGGACGATATTTAACAGTTTCTTTTGATGATGGTAATTCCAATTCATATTCAGGAACCACTAATTTAGGTAAAGGCATAATTACTCCAAAGTATAATATCAGTAAAATTATTTATCTATGTTTATGGACCAGTTGTGACGTTTCCATTTGAGTTGGCTGTGATGGTTTGAGTCTGTCCCCCTGGTCCAGGTTGCTGAGTATTTGCTTGTGCTTGTGCAGCCTGAGAAGCATTAGTTCCTGCAGAACCAAGATTAACAGCAGTGTATTCCTTACCTTCATTTGTAGGTTTAAAGAATCTATATCTTTCAAAGTAGAAGGACACTTCCATCGTCATATAGTTTGCGGGACCAGCCTGAAGTTGCATGTTACTAATGTTAAATGGGAATGCATTCTTCATTGTCCAACATCCCACCATCTTGTTCCAACTAGTAGTTGATACATTAAATTGAGATGGATTTACTAATGAAGTTATTGCATTCGAATCATACGGAATCTGACCACCCCTTTCATACTTAAAGATATCGATATAAGAAGTAACGATATCATCGTACCATGATACTCTCTGACTAGCATCGTTGGCAGCATAGTTCATCCATCTCTCAAACAAAGTTCTAGTCTTGTATGTTCTCGATACAATGAACTGAATACTAATCTCACTGAAGGTGGTTGAGGTTGGATATCTCCACATAGATCCAACAGATTTAATCTCTCCAGTTGTAATCTGTCTGCTAGGAATTGTTACATCAGTAGCATAGTATGTCAGTAATCTAGACTTATCATGTCCAGGTCCAGAAGTATTTCCATTCACAAAAAAGTCATTAAAATAACCTGCGGGTAACGCATTTGGTTTAGTTCTAAACCTTATCCAATATAGGTTATTAAATGATGGTGTTTCTCTTCCAGCAAGGCTTCTGAATCCTTGATAGCTATTAGCACCAGATAGTCCTGTTACTGAAACTGGCATGTTTTTAGATAAATAAAAGTATGCTCATGATTATTTATGACCTATAAAGGTAAGTATACCCCACAGAAACCGAAAAAATATTTAGGTGATCCAAATAATATAGTTTTTAGATCATCCTGGGAACTAAAATTTATGAAATACTGTGATGCCAATGATAATGTTTTGCAGTGGGGTAGTGAAGAATTAATTATACCATACATCTCTCCCGTCGATGGGAAACGTCATCGTTACTTTCCAGACTTCTTCATTAAGGTCAGAACAAAAACTAACCAAGTGAAAAAGTTCTTAGTTGAAGTGAAACCAAAATATCAAGTTGATGGACCTAAACCACAACAGCGTAAGACGAAACGTTACATCACTGAAGTTATGACCTATGCAGTCAACCAAGCAAAATGGGAAGCAGCAAGAGAATTTTGTTATGATAGACAATGGGAATTCATTATACTCACAGAAAACGAATTAAAGGTATAAGATGGCAAATTTTTACTATCCATCACAACCACCAGTAACAGGATCCTCTGATGCAGGATTGATGGGATTGGGTACTCTTTTTAATAATGGATCAGCATTTCCAACGGAGTACATTGATTTTTTAAAGATCACTGCTGTTAGCATTAACTACAATAAAGGAGCAGTCTTATCAAATGCAGGTCAATCTGTAGGTGCAGCAGGTGCCAAGGGTATTGAAGATAAAGTTAAATTGGGTGATAGTGTATTTTTATACATGCCTCAAAACGTTGCTTCAAGTTATGGCGTAACCTACAGCAACGTTGCATTTGGAGTAACTGGTAAACTAGCAGCAGAAGGGTTGGGGAAATCTGGTACAGCAGTTGTTGGTGAAATCCAAGCAGCTGCTGGAGATGCTACACCAGAAGCATTGTTTAACACTATTGCCAAAGGTGCTTCTGATCTTGGTAACACAATTGGTCTTGCGGGAGGAGCAACTGGAAGTCAACTATCAGCTGCGGCACAAGGAAAAATCTTCAACCCATTTGAAGAAATGATCTTCCAAGGTATTGGTTTTAGATCTCACCCATTCCAATGGAAGATGGTTGCAAGAAATAGAGTTGAAGCACAGAACATTAACAACATCATTAAGTTCTTCAAAGTGAATATGCTTCCAAACTATAGTGATAGTTCGCTCACTCCAGAAAATGCGGCAGGGCAAGCAGCAGCTGCACCGCCGACAAATGCTCAAGCAGCAGCTGCTGTACCATTTGGAAATGGTAGTGGAGCACGTTATCTTACTGTCCCAAATAGATTTAGAATTGATATTGTGAGAGTAAATTATAATAATAATGGTTTTACTAGTGGAGGAACTCTAGGTAATAACATCTATAAGTTTAAAGATTGCATTCTAGAATCATTAAACGTAAGTTATACACCAGATGGACAGTATGTTTCCACTAGTGATGGACTGGTCCCTGCAGTTCAAATTGACTGTTCATTTAAAGAGACATCATACATTACAGCAGAAGACGCAGCTAACGGTTACTAATATGGCAAACTACTTTTCAATTGTACCAAACGTAAGAGTTGGATTCCCTGGTTCAAAAGAGACTTTTGATCAGGAATACGTCCTGATGAAAAATTTGTTTAGGCGAATTAAAGCAGACTTTACAAAGATCAAATCATTCATGTCTTTTGAAAGGTATACTGTTCCAGGAGATGAGAAACCATATCAAGTATCACAGAGAATTTATAAAACTCCAGAATATGAGTGGATAATTCTACTAGTAAATAATATCACAAATGTATATACCGACTGGCCTCTATCGCAGTCAGAGTTCCAAGATTTGCTCAGAAGAAAGTACGGAACTAGACTATCCGATAATCACCATTGGGAAACAAAAGAAGTCATTTTTAATGGTGTGAAGATTGTAAAACCTGGTTTAATTGTTGAAAGAACCTACTCAGTTCTAAGACCAGATGGACAGAGAATTTCGGGTAATCAATTAGTAAGACCAGTATCCAACTATGAATATGAATATGAAAAGAATGAAGCAAAGAGACAAATCTATCTACTAGATCCAGCCGTGGTAAATCGTTTCATTAATGAGATGGAGAAACTTTTATCATACAAATTTAGTGAAGATTCCATCAATGATAATACCAAGAAGAGTGGTGACGATGATGAGTTCTACTATGTTAAAGTTCTAGATACAGAAGGAGATCCACAACTAGAATAAAAAAAGAGGGTGTTAACCCTCTTTAACAATTCTTAACAATTCCTTCGCCTATTTTACTGGGCGATTTTTTGTCAGTCTTCTTCGGCCAGGCGAGCGAAATAACTCAGGTCATCATCCTCATCTTCATTGAAGGTGGGAAGAGAAGGTGCTGCAGCAGGGGCAGAAGAACTCATAGAGGAACGGAAAGAACTAACCTCTTCATTCCAACTAGAAGGAGCAGCAGGACGGGACACGATCTCATCCTCTTCAGTCTCCTGATCAACACGACGAGCAGGAGCACGGGTGTTGAGTACAGTGTTCAGACGTGCTTCAAGTTCCTCAAAGGTCTTGAAGTTTTTCTCATCAGTAAACTCAGTCAGAGAATACTGTTTCTTCCACACTGCTTCCAGTTCATCATCACTCATGTTACCAAGAGTACCAGGACGAGAGAACTCGGACTTGTCATAGTTCCAGTAACCATCAACCTTGCGGATCTTTACTTTGAAGTCTGCTCCTTGCCAGAAGTCGAAGGGGTTGATGGGGGTTTCATCTTTGAATTCTGGTTGCATTGCTGCCATAATTTTATCAAAGATTTTCTTGCCAAACTTATAGAGGAAGACTCGTCCTTCATTCTCGGGATGTGCTGGATCTTCCACAACATAGATGTTAGCATAGTAACTCAGTTTGCGCTTTTGTTTACGAGCAATTTCCTTATCAGCATCACTACCACTGTTCCACAGTTGACGATTCATTTCGCCAACAGGATCCTTCTTATTGAGAGTCGTTAGACTGTTCTCAATATACCATCCACCAGGACCTTGGAACGCATGACTCCAAACCTTTGCCCAGGGCAGATCTTCACCTTCAGGTGCAGGCAGGAATCGAATAACTGCATAACCATTACCCGACTTATCCATTTCAGGTTTCCAGAGGCGCTCATCTCCACTAGAACCAGATTCGGGATTGGAAATCTTCTCGACTTCCTTAGTCAGTTTCTCGAAGACAGAGTTAGACTGCTTCTTGAGGGTTGCAAAAGACATTTGTATTCTCCGTATTTGTTGTATTTGTTTGGATTAGTGGGGCGTTACCCCCTCACCCGAACCATCATATCATAACCTATTTAGTCGCCCCTGTCAAGGGAGGCCAGCACGTTGTCCAGGTAGACCGTCATGGAGTCCAGGGACTCGGACAGAGTGTTGTACCCGAACATATTTGTAATTAAATCGATACGATGCTTCATATCAGCAGCATCATCATCTTCCATGGAAGATAATTGAAGTCTCGTGTAAAAGAGTTTCTGCTTTTCGATAAGTTGTTTAGTCTTGTTGATGTGTCGGATTGCCTTATCTTTTGGCATATCCCCGATTGCTTCTGCTGCTTTTTGTAGATCTACGTATGTATCGTAGATGGATTGTAGTTGTTCCTGAACGATTTCAGAATTAAAAAAGCTCATACTTTCTCTCTAACTATTCTTAATATGATTGACTTATATCTCTTACAATCAATCTTTAGAAAAGGAGCATACTTTATTACTTGAGTTCTAACTTGTTTCCAAACGGGATCTGTTAACGTTTTATCTAATCTCTTAACATATCCCAGACAATTCTCAAAAATAATTAAGGTCTCTACACTTATCTCTTTCCTCAAATAGGACGTAAGGATTATTGGATGACGACCCTTTGAACAGGCAAATAACTGATCAAAGTTTTCCTCATAGGGACTTTCAATATTGTCTAATAGACTACTAATTTCTTCCCTAAAATTATATAGGAAACTCTCTTGTTTCTTTTTCCATTCAGCATAGATGGTTTCACCCGAAGGACGAATGATGTCCTTAATGTATCCCTTATTGTCACTTACAAAGTTCGACACGAAATACTCTTCAATTCTAGCATGGTCGTACTTAGATGCAAGC